GACCACGATCGACGCGTCGGCATGCGCGCCCACGTTGAGCGTTGACCCTGTCTTCGTGAGGCCAGTGCCCGCGACGATGAGCTGCGCGCCGGCTTCAATGCCGTCGAGCTTGGCCTTGTCGAGGGCCGCGAGAAACCCTGCAACCGTAGTGCTTGCGACAGCGTGCTGCGTGCCTCCCCCGCGCGTGCCGTGCTGCGCATCGGTCGCGAGCGTGCCGACCTGCACGGCGTCGGCAGACACGGCTATCGAGCCGTCTGCGTGCGCGACGACGTCGACCGTGTCGCCAGTCTTGAGCAAGCCAGCGCCGGCGACGAGCTGCGCCGCGCCGGTGAACCGCGAGAACGTAAGCGCCGACGTGCCGATGGCGATGGGCGCGTCGGTGGAGAGCACCCATCCGCTGTCTGCGTACGCCGTGCCGTCGGTGATAAAGACGACCATTCCGGGAATGAGCTCGCCGCTGGTGTCCGCGTCGAGCGCGCGGGTCCATGCGCCGGCGTCGTTGGCGACGTAGATGCCGTTGTCGACCGGCGACGATTGCGCAGTGAGCAGCACGCGGTCGCCGTTGACAGTCGACTTTGAGTCGATGACTTGCGTGTTAGACGCGGTGAACGGCGACGTAGCGACGAGCCTGCACGGCGTGCGGATGCCGGCGAGCGTCATGGACTGCTGCACATACGAGAGCGGCACGGCGTCAGAGCCGAGCGTCGGCGCGGCGAGGTTTGTCACCGTGTTGCCGGCGGCGTCGAGCGAGCCGGTAAGCGGCAGCGAGCCGTCGGCGCGCAGCAGGTTGTCGCTCAGCTCCGGCGCGAGCTTCTCTTCGGTGATGCTGCCGTCCGGGATGACTCCGCCGCCGCCGACGCCGCCTTCGATGGCTTCGACCATCTGCCGATGAAAGTCGACGAGAGGGCGGTTGGTTGAGCCCTCGTTCATCTCGGTCAACTCGACCGACGGCACGGTCGGCACGAGGGTCGCGTTCGGGTCGTACCTTTCGGCGAGCCCGGGGTAGTCGATGTGGTAGCCCGGCGAGCGAATCGAGATTCGCCGCGTGACAGATGACACCACCTGGCCGCTCGCGGTCGCGGTGACGCGCACGCGGAACGGACCCCAACACCCGACATCAAACTCGAGCGTCCACGTCTCCGGCGCGAGCTGCGTGAGTAGGGGGTTGCTGTCGGGCGGCTCGTCGAGCAGCACGACGTCGACGAGCGCACCGGTCGGGATGTTGCCGACCGTGATCGTCACGGTGTGCGCGCGCGTCGCGGCGACAGCTCCGGTGCTCTTGATGTCGGTGCGGCCGCGGTCGACGCTGCCGGCCGGGATGCCTGCGTCTACTTGGTCGAACGTGAGTGTGATTGCCATATCTACACCACCCCGACGAGCTGGCCGCCGGTCGTTTGCGCGATGTCCGCGAAGCCTTGCTGCACGTTGATATCCGGCGTGACCGCTGCACCGCCGAGTGTGAACTGCTCGCCGACGGCGGCAGCCGAGAAGATAACGTCGATGCGCACGCCCGCGGCTTTCGCCTCGCGAAACACCTGGCGAAGCTGCACGCCCGTGGTCGCGAACGTGAGGCCGAGCAGCTCGAGCTTGAACGCGCCCGGGAAGTATTCCTCGAGTAGGATGGTGCCGCCCGGCGGCATGATGGCGCGTGCGATGCCGAGGATGTCGGGCGGTCTACCGCTCGACTTGTTGAGCATGATGCGCGCCGATATCCAGAGCTTGTATGTGAAGTCGTCGCGCCCGGCGCGCGGCTGTCCAATGAGCTCGCCGAGCATGTCGAGCGCGTCGCCCTCTGCGCCCGGCAGCATCGTGCCGACGAAGACATCGTAGATCGCGTCTTCGAGCTGCTGCACTTGCTCGAGGTAGGTGGCGAGCAGTGCGAGAAACTTCGGCGTGCGCAAGTCGTAGATAGGCAGCGCTTGCCCTTGGGCCACGACGTCAGGGTTGTGCGTGAGCGTCACGGGCCGACCCACGTCGCGCCGGCGAAAGTCGCGACTTCGCGCGTGCCAACGAGCAAGACGTTATCGGGCGAGGTCGGGATCGCATCGGGCGGCAGCGCCGGCGCGAGCGCGATGTCGAGCGTCACGTTGACGACGCCGAGCACTTCGGATGCGATGGCGAGCATCCGCACGAGGTACACCGGCTCGCCGATGCCGAAGTGCGCCGGGCTCGTCGGGTCGACGCTCGCTTGCTCGAGCGCCGCACGGATGCTGGCGGCGACGTAGCTCGCATCTGTGGTCGCGGCGTAGGTGACGTTGACGATCTTCTCGATCGGGCGTGAGAAGCGCACCGTGTGCGTCACGCCCTCGCTGTCGAGTATCGACACGCTCGTCGTGCCGTAGGTCTCGATGCCGGCCGGTTTGTTGCGCCAGATGGATTGCGCAATCACCTGGTCGTTGCCGCCGGAGACGACGACTTCGAACGAGTGCGGCGGCAGCGAGTTGACGACGACGTCTGAGACGTTTTCGTAGCCCTTCGCGGTGAGCACGTTAGGCAGTAGGGCGACGTCGGCGACGATGCCGTCGAGCGTTGAGCCCTCGCTGGTCGCGCGGAGCTCGGCTTGGCGGATGCGGTACTCTTCGTCGGTCTCGACGTCGCGCCCCGGGATGGCCGGCAGGGGGTTCGTGACGGCTGTCCAGCCGGAGGCCGGGCTTTCGATCTTGGTGAGTGTGTTGGCACCGGCCGTGAGCTCGCCGGCCGTCTCGGCGGCGGCAGCGACGTCGACGCTGGTCGACGTGGTCGAGGTGAGCGCATCGACAAGCGTGACGAAGCGCACGCTTGGTCGCGTAGGGTCCGACACGACGCTGCCGCTCGGGACGAGCGTCGACGGCGCCATGGTGAGGTGCAGCGTAGCGAGGGCTTGCGTCGCCGGTAGACGCGGCACGCCGACGAGCGAGCCGTTGGCGTCGGCCGCGATGCCTTCGGCGCTGACAGGGTCGTGTGCGTCGTAGACCTCGGCGATGGCTTCCCAGCACGCAGCGAGCTCGAGCGCGATGGACATGTTGAGATTGGCGATCACGCCGGTCGCGCTGGTGTTGAGCGAGCCGTCGACGGTCGAGCGCTGGGCGGCTTGCAGTTCGGCGATGATTTCCGAGACGGTCTTGGCGACGAAGCCTTCGGGGGTGAGTCCGCTCACGGTGAACCCCCGTTGAAGCGCGCGGGCGCCACGGTGCCGGTGGGTGTGGCGATGTCTGTAGGCTCGGTCGATGCGTCGAGCGTCACGAGCACGTCGCGGTATACCGGCACGACTTCGCCGGCGGTCGTCGTGACGGTCGCCGAGATGTTGAGCGAGCGCTCCGCGCGGGCGAAGCCAATCTGCAGCCGGTCGACGCTGGCGACGCCGCCCGTCTCGCGCAGCACCTGCGTGAACACCGCGCGCACGACCTGGTCGGGAGGCCGGCGCTCAAAGAAGAGCGTGCGGTAGTCGATGCCGACCCGGGTGTCTAACGGCCATTCGCCCTTGAATAGGGCGACGCGCAGCTTGATGTCTTGGGCGACGGCGTCGGCCCCGTGGACGAGCGCAAGGTCGCCGCCAGCGATCACGATGTCCCCGTCGAGCGGGTCGAGCGCAAGGTCGGTCACGCCGGGCTGTACAGGCAGAGTCGACCGAAGCGCAAGAGCACCGGCGAATCGGTGCACCGGTGCACTGGTCGCTCGAGCAACTAGTCGCTGGCGACGACGGTCGAGCCTACGTCGCCCGGGTCGGACGGCACTGCGGTCGCCGGCGGATCGCCGTCGGGCCCTGGCTCGCTCGGCGCGGTCGAGCCCACGGCGAGCGCGAAAGCCTCCTTTGCGGCGACGCCGTAGCCGCCACCTATTAGCCCGAACGCCGCTTCGGTCGCGGAGGTAAGCCGCGAGAGGTCGGCGGCGACGCGAGCGAGCTCGTCTTCGACCTTGCTGGCGAGCGCGACCGAGTCGGTCGGCGCCGAGCTGCCGAGATTGACCTTGCCCGCCGTGACGTAAATCGCCTTACCGGTATCAGACCCGAGCCGCATGGCGGTCGACGACACGGGACTCAGGAGGTGGCCCAAGGGCGCCGGGCCGAGCGGTAGGGCGACGGCGCCGTCGAGCGTGTGTGTCCCCAGGTCGCCCGTCGAGATGGCCACCTGGCGGCTCTTGGACGCGGTAGCGAGCCATTGGTCGATAGAGCGCTCGGCGAAGACGAGCAAGACGAAGTCGCCGGCGGCGAGCGGCCATGTGATGGCGAAGCCGCCGCCCTGCGGGAACGCGATAGGCACGCGCGGGATGATGGGCAGGTCCTCTTCGACGAAGGGCGCAAAGCCCTCTGCGTCGTCGGCCATCGCCAGCGCGTTGCGCAGACAAGGGCGTACGTCGGCGAGCTGGCCGCGACCGCTCGCGTCGGTGTGCACTGCCACGATTTGCCCCGGCATCGCCGTATGGGTGTCGAAGAGCGCCGACGCGATGGCCGCCTGCACTATCTCGGCCCAGTCGGGCGTTGCGAGCGTCACGCGTCGGGCGCGACTACGGCGCTCGAGAGGTCGTCGGCCTCGAGGTCGGCTTCGGCGCTCGCCGGCGCCGGTACGGGCTGCAGCTCTTCGGCCGGGATGGCCGGCTCTGGGAGCTCGAGCGTCGCGGTGATTTCTTCGGCGGGCGTTGGGTCGGTGCTCTGCATGTCAGCGCGTAGCGGCAGAGTCGCGCCGAGCGCAAGGGGCTAGCGCTGCAGAGCGCTTAGCTCGAGCTCGGTGCCCCAGTCGTTGCCGAGCCACTCGCCCTTGTACGTCACAGAGTCGATGCGATAGACGCCGTCGACGTAGCGCGTGTCGAGCTCGACCTGGCGGCCGGGATACAAGCCCGGCAGCATGAGCGTGCGAGCCTTCACAATCTGGTCTTTTCCCAGCTCCGGGCTCTCAATCAAGCCGCTCTGCGGCGACAGCAGAATCGGCGGGTCCGGTAACGCTGCCGCGCGCGTTGGCAGAAACTGCAGCTGGCCGTCTTGAATCGACCACGATAGCCCGCACGACCGCGTGATGCGGTCGAGCTGCTGGGCGGCGTCGCCGCTCGTCGTGATGCCTTTACCGACGGCGGCTTGCCCTGTTTTCCAGTAGCGCGCGTCTGCCGCGATGGTCGCTGCGTTGCCGGCGCCGACCTGCATAGCGGCGGCGATGTCTGTGATGATTTTGGCAAGGGGTGTGCCCTGTACGTAGTTGCGTTGGACGCGCGCGCTTTTCTTCTTTTTGCCGCCGTCGTCGCTCGTGATGGTGGTGGTCCATTGCGTGCCGTCGCGCGAGCTCCAGGCTTCCGAGAGGTCGCCGCGAAAGATGAGACTAAGCCCCGTGGGTGCATAGCCCGCTTCGAGCGAGACGTAGACCTGGCGCATCGCGTGCAGCCGCTTGCGGGTGTCTTCGGAGAGGTTGTTGATGACGACGTCGCAGCGACCGGACACCTTCGCGGACAGCGAGCGCTTGACGTGAAAGCTCACGTTGAGCTCGGTGATGGTCATGTCTTCGACCTGGAGCGAATAGACGCGGTCGAAGAGTGCGTCGGCCGGCATGATGCTCTGGTCGGCCATGCGTCACCACGTGTCGTCTGTGACGTAGTAGAGGCGATAGCGGTCGCCCATCTCGGCGAGCGTCGGCTTGCCGCTGAGGTCGCGTAGGTCGAGAAACCAGAGGTCACCCGGCGGGAGCTTGGTGTTGTAGTGGTAGCGCTCGAGCAGCGGGTAGAGGGTGATCATGCGCACGCCGACAATCAGCGGCACGCCGGCGGTGTCCGACACGCTCATGCGGAAGCACGCGCCGCGCTGGCTCCATACGATGCGCAGCGAGTAGCTCGAGCCGCTCAGCTGCACGCGTTGGGTGGTGTCGACGTCGGGCGTCGTCGTGATGCGGATGCTGGCCATGCGTTAGGGAGCGGGCGCGACACCGGTGAGTCTGTCTCTTAGGTTGTCAAAGCCTTGTTTGACAAAACCCACCTTACGCTTGAGGTCGGGCGAGACCTCGCCGGGCTTGGTCGGCTGGGTGTTCTGTGTGCCTTTGGCTTTCGCCGGCGTGGCGCGGACTTGTGTAGGCAGCGGCGAGCCGTAGGTGACGCCGACGACATTGACCATCTGGCATTGCGCGGTGAACATGAGCGCGTTGGCCGAGCTCGACGCGTCGCGCGTCACGGTGAGCTCGATCAAGACGGCGTTGTTGTACACGCGGTATGCGGTGACGACCTGGACAGCCTTGCGCCGCGCGTAGGTGTCGCGCAGCGCGGCCGCGACGGCGGCGACGCGGTCGAACGAGCTGCCGACCGCGTTCGCGTCGCTCGGTCCGAACGGCGTGCTCGTGATGGTCGGCGCGACCACCATCTGCAGCGCTTGCATCGACATGTTGTTTCGGATGCCTTGCGGCTCCGTGACTGCCATCTGCAGTTTCTTTTTGGGCGTGCGCGGGTCGCTCGCGGCGCGCGAGAGGTCGTACACCTGGCCTACGAACGGCAGCACGCTCAGCCAGCCAGCGACCGGCTCACCTTCGATGGGGTACGTCTTGAACGTGTCGCTCGTCGTGAGGATGGCGCGGCCGTCTCGGTCGAGCAGCGGGTAGCTCGTGCTCATGAGCACGTCAGAGCCGGCGTGCGACTTCGGCGCCTCGATGGGCGTGTTAGTTACGATGCCTTCGATATGCAGCGTCTCAGGCTGCGTGCGCACGTGGTCGCTGATGTTGGGCCCGTCTTCGACCGGAAACTGCGTGCACTGCGCCGTCATGCCGTGACTCTCGCGCACGCTGCAGTCGATCCATATGCCATCGATTTGCATGTGGGTGACTTCGCGCGTGTTGTTGAACGGCATCGGGCTCGGCTCCTATGGCGCGGTGCGCTCAAGCGCGTCTTTGGCGCGGCGCAGTTGGATGTCTGCCGCGCGTTGCTGCTGGCGCGTGTAGTCGGACACGTTGGCGTTTGGCGGCAGGAAGTTGTTGATGACGAGCGAGCCTTGCGTGATGCTGTTGATAGACGACGCCGGCGGCGGCAGCGGTGCTGTGACGGCGCCGCCTGAATAGGATGCGTATGGGCTGGCGTACGCAAAGCCCGGCGTGCCGCGGTTGGCTTCGGTGTCGGCCGAGAGTCGCCGTTGCTCTTCTGCAGCCGCTGCGGCCCGCTCGGCGAGTACCTTGGCGTGCAGCTCGTCGGAGCGCTTCTTTCGCCCTTGCGTCGCGAGGTTGTCCGCGGCTTCGGCGAGCACGCGCGCGTTGTGCCGCTCGGCGAGCGGGCCGCTCGTTGGCGAGCCCGCCTCTTCGTACAGAACCTCGTCCCACTTGTTCTTAAACTCTCGGAGCGTGCCGCCAAACTCCCGGATGCGGCGACCCCATCGGTCAAAGAAACCTTCCCAATCGAAACTCTTGAGAGTCTCGATAAAGCGGTCGTAGACCTCGCGCGCGGCTTCGATGGCCCCCTTGAATCCGGCGAGCGCTTTCTCCGATGCGCCCTCGCCAAACATCTGGTTGAGCAGGTCGCCGAAGAGTGAATCGCCGCCCTCGAACCACGTGATCAAGTCGTCGAGCACACCGATGACGACGGCCAGCCCCGCCGCCACGGCAGCGATGGTGAGTGCCGCCGGACCGAACGCGTAGAGCATGGCGACGCCGAGCACGACGAAAGCCGCCTTGAGGATGTTGCTCGTCTGCGTGAGCTTGCCGAACTGCTTGATGGACGCGAGCACCCATCCGAGCATCTTGTTGGCGACGGGCAAGAGCTTTTTGCCGATGTCGGTCGCGAGGTCGCGAATCGCGTCTGCGGCTGCTTTTTGCCGGTTGGCGAAGCCGTCGGCGGTGCGGGTCGCATCGCCTTGCGCTTTGGTGGTCCTGCTCAGAATGAAGCCGTAGCGAAGCTCTGTCTTCTCCGCATTGGTCATTGCGGTGAGCTTCTTACCGATGCCCTGCGTGTGCGCGTACTCAGCGAGCGTCGCATCGTTCATGACGATGCCGAATTTCTTGAGCGGCTCGGCTTCGCCAGTGATGCCGCTCTTGAGTGCAGCGAGCGCGTCTTCGTCGCTGGCGTTGAAAAACGAGCCCAAGTCTACGGCGAGCTCGGCGAACTTCTGCGACATCTCCTGCGCTTCGGCCGCATTGCCCGTCATGGGCTCGAGCATCGCGCCGAGCGCCGCGGCGTTGGCCTCCATGGCATACTTGGAGCGCCCCATCGACGCGCCGACGGATGCCGCCCACTCATGCACTTGGGCCTCGCCGGCAGCGCCAAAGACCTCCCGCAGCACGTTGTTAGTCTCGTCGGCCGAGCTGGCGAGCTCGGTCATGTGCTTAAGCCCCGCGACGACAGCAGCGCCGCCGAGGTACTTGCCGAGCGTGGCGCCGAGCGCGTCGCCGATGCCGCCGCCGCCCGCGAGCTTCGCGGCGATGGATTGGTTTTGCCCGGCGCCTTTGACGAAGCGGCCGCTAGCGTCGCGCATCTTGCCGTCGGCGCCGCGCGTTAGGCCTTGCCCCTGGCCTGACTTGACGAATCGACCGCTAGCGTCGCGCATCTTGGCGTCGACGGATTCGATTCCTTTCTTGACCTTGTTGAGCCCCTCGTCAGCCTTCTTGAAAGCCTTCTCGTCGACCTGGAGGCCGAGCATCGCGACGAGCTCGCGCACGACGACCGCGCTCATTGGCGATCCTTGATGGCGGCTGCTTGTCGGCGCTCTAGCTCGTCGTACATGTCTAACACCGCGTGTGCGTCGTAGAGGTCGTCAAGAGTCCAGTCGTGAAATATCTCCGTTAGGCTTGCCCGGTAGTGGGTGCTGGTTGCGATGCGGTGGATGTCCCAGTCGATGCCGGGGGGGATTGCGGCAGTAACGACATCAAGCTCTTGAGTCGCTCCGCGAGCGTGCTCTTGTCGCTCGCGGTACCTACGAAAAAACTCGAGAAGTTTGCCTCGAGCCCGAACGCAAACCACTGCAGCATGACGTCGTATCGCCCAACAAAATGCTCTTCGAAGATGGCGTCGAGCTTAGGCGCGTGCTCCGCGTCGAGGTGCACGACGGTAAACCGCGCGAGCTCGTCGCTGATAGCGGCGAAGTCGGCTTCGGTGACGCGCTGCGACAGCTCGCGGATCGCATCGGATGCGCCGGACGCGAGCGACACGGTGATGTCGCCCTTCGCGTGCAGCGTGCCTTCGATGAATCCGGCCGTGGCCGGGCCGAGCGAGCGCATGAGCCGCACGAGCATCGCACGGCCCTGCTTAGCGCCGAGCAGCGTCACTTCGTAGCGATGGCCTCCAATGACCTTCTCTTTGACCGCGCGTGTCGGCATGCGTTAGCGACCCCCAAAGAACGATGTGCGGGCGTCCGCTAAGTCGATTTTCCATTCGAAAACCTGCACGGTTTTCCCGAGCTTGATGGCCGGCGGCGCGACGATCCAAGCGCGCGCACTGGTCACGAGCAGTCTGCCGGCGAGGTCGCGCGCCATGAATACGCCGCACGCTGCGCCGTTGAGCACGGCGATGTCGGCCGAGAGCATGGCGCTCAGGCGGTCGTTGGCGTCGGCGGTCTGCGCGTACTTGAGCGTCGCCGTCGCCGAGAAGTTGTTGGTACGCGTGCGGGTGACCTCACCGTCGGCGCCGACATACTTCGCATACCAATCCTCCGTCCAGTCGATAGTCAACACTTCGTCTTCGGCATAGCCGCCGCCGTCGAGAGGCACAGCGTTCAGCGAGAGGTTGAGCTCTTTGATATTCCAGGCCTTAAATCCCATGATGCGCGCTCCTATGGCTCTTGATGGTGTGGGTCAGACCTGCACGAGCCCGACAACGCGGACCTGGTGGATTGCACCGCTGAGGGCGTACGTGTAACGCATGTCCGGCAAAATGCGCTGCGTCTTGAGCGCCGGGTCGATGCTCGCGAGCGCCGGCGCAGTGACGGAGTAGGGCTGCTGTCCGTCAATGATTCCGAGAGCGATGCCGTCCAGAATCTGGCCGTTGATTTGGGAGCGCACGAGCTCGATGCCGCTCTCTGTGTACGGCACCACGTCGTTGTTGCGCAGTAGCGAGATGATGCGATCTTCAATGTTGACGTCGAACCAATCGATCGCGACGGTGACGTCGAGATATCGACCGCTCGCCGCCCAACCCCAGAGGGTGAACCCGAGCCCCTTGATGTTGACGTAGCAGTTTGCTTTCTTCGTCTTGAGCGCGAGCCGCTGCGTCGTGTTCGGGCTCTGCATCGTGACTGCCGCGAGCCCCTTGTTCGCAAAGGTGATGGGGCCCGGGAGCTTCGGCAGAAGGGCGCCGACGACAGCCGCGTCGAGATGCTCGGCCGGGTTGGGGTGGTACCAAACCGACGCGCGCGTGAATGACTGCGACTGCAACACGCTGGCGATGTCAGTCGTCGCCGACGTCGGGATGGCGCTGTCAGCGCTCGCGGCGAGGTAGATGGCTCGCTCTAGCTGCGCCCAGGCTGCGGCGCTCTGGATAGCTTCCTGGCTCGGCGAGAGCATGACGAGCGCATACCAGTCGCCGTCCGCTGCGCGGATGGCGGCCAAGTCGACAGCAGGCAAGACGCTCGGCGCCGGCGTCGTGTCGTCGAAGCTGAGGTTGCTCGACACGTTGGAGATGGCGTGCGTCACGTTGGCCGTGTCGCTGGTGACGACGACGCTCGAGGTGCCGGTCGCGGTGACGTCGGTGATGGCGTTGATAGCCGTGATGAGCTGCGTGCACACCGCGTCTGCCGTAGCGGGCGGCGATGCCGTGACGTCGACCGCGATGCCGTCGATGGTGATTGTGTAGTGTTGGTTGGGTGCGCTCGGCGCGGCCGGCGTGAGCGAGAATGTCTGCGTAAAGCTGCCGGTGAGTCGGCCGACCTTGTACGTAGGCGGGCTCGGCGACTGCGATTTGAGCTGCTTGGCCGCGCGGTAGAGCTCGCTGTCCTGCGGCACATTGAACGGCGGCAGGGTGAGCTCGTCGGCCGTGCTGAATGTCCGCACGAGCTCCGGCCAATAGGAGTGATTGACGGCAATGAGCGCAATGCCGAAGCCGAAGCGGGTGACGGTAGCGTCGGCGACTACGACTGTGTGTTGAATGACTTCGATCTCAGTGCCCATGCATCACCTATTTGTCGAACTGTCTTTCGGGGACCTGCACGACGTCGACGTCGCCGCCGAATGGCGTGTGCACGGTGCCGGCAACGCGCACGTGTTCGATCGTGCCGATAGTTTCCGGGACGAGCGCTTCGCCGCACTCGCACATCGTGTCGAACGCGTAGGCCATTCGGAGGTCGAGGCTTGCGGCAGACTCCTTTCGGAAGTCGTGGAAGCGCAGCAAGTCGACGAGCATGCCGGCGGGCTGCTCGAGCGAGATGCCGAGCTTAGCGAAGGTGTTGTACGTGCTCGGCAGCGCGAGGCTGTTCTGCACCCGCTCGAGGTAGCGGAACGCTCGGCCCCACGGGGTACCGTCGCGCGTCTGCACGAGAATGCTGAGCGTGATGGCGCGGCTGCCGATGATGCGCACGGCGGCATCCTGGCCGTCGCCTTGCGACACATACCTGACTTCGTCGCTGCCTGGAGGGTAGGGAGCGCCGAGCAGATTCAGACGCGCGAGCGGTCGCGGCAGCATGCCTTCGGGCTCGCCGGTCCACACGACGCTGTCGATCACAATCTGGGAAGTGCACGCGACCCATGTGCGCGTGACGTCGGCGAAGAGTTGCCAATCCACGCTACTTCGCCTCCAGTTCCCAGGTGATGGAGTTGATGAGCGTGCCGTGCTCGACGAGCGGCGTCGTGATGCCGCCCTTGTCCGCGATGCGCGCCGCGGACAGCGGCGGCGGGATATGGGCGAGGATGCGATCCTTGATGAGGTCGACCGCTTTCTCGCCGGTGAGACCAAGGGCAAACTCTTCGGTCACCTCGCCGAGCAAGCAGCGCTGGCCGAGTATCGCCATGAAGTCGACCAGGTCGCTCTCGTGCTCGTCGATGGCCGCACGGATAAAGCTGCGCTCCGGCACGCCTAGACCAAACTCATGGATCGTGCCGAGCTCGACATTGGTGAGGCCGTCGGCGCCGTGCGGCGCGTTGCCCTTCGCGCCTTGAACGCCGACGAGTACAGACGGGCCGTCGCCGAGCTTCGCGACAGCCTTGCCCAGCGCTTTCCACCCCTTGTCTTTATCGATGACCGGCATGTCAGAGCACCATGCCGAGCGGGTTGTAGCTGCGGTCGATCTCCAGGCGGCGCCGCTCATAGATAGAGCGAGCGCCGTCGGGTTCTTTGCTCGGGTCGAGCCGCGCAAACTCACCCGCTGGTGTGAGCACGAGCAGCTCGGCGGCAAGGTATTTGACGCGCATGTCGCGCGCCGTGTCGACGAGCACGGTGCCGGTCGGCGTGAGGCCGTCCGGCTTCGCGATCGGGGTGGCGCCCGAATAGCTCGCCGCGGTGAGCGCTTCGGCGTCGGCGAGCTTAGCTTCGACGAGCGAGTATGCCGTGCGGGCAAACTCCGGAAACTCGACGAAGAGCTGCTCGACGGTGACCATGTGTTAGGCCTTCGACGGGGGCTTCGGGTTTGATGCTCGCAGGGCGCCACCTTCGGGCGGCGGCGGTGGCGGCTCGGTGACGACGAGCTCGCCAGTGTCGACGTACCACTTGAACGGGCCCGCGAGCGTGGCGCTCACCCGCTCGAGGTCGGCCGCTGGGATCGTGACTGTCGACAGTGGGTCGAGCTTAATCAAACCACTTGCGCCCTGTATCCACAGGATGTGGGCCGAGCTGTTAGTGATGGTTGTGTCTGCCATGGGGTGCTTTCCTGCGCGGTGTGAGTCGGTGTTAGGCGTGGCGCGGTTGGGCTAGATGCCGTCCATGTAGACAGCCGACAGCGGATACTCCCAAGCGACGCCGCCGGCGCGCGCCCAGCTCTCGACGCTGAGGGCGAGGTTCTTTGCTTGCGGCGGCAGCTCTTTGGGCGGCTGCGTGAGCTCGAGGTGCACGTAACGCGGGTCGCGGCGATACCAGATGCCGCGCGAGCCGGTGCCGGCTGCGTCGGCCGTGGCGAGCGGCAACCACCAATCGACCTGTTGGACGAAAGCGGTGCGCGCGAGGTAGACGCTCAGAATCGTATCTTCCGGGTCGGAGCCCGCGCCGGTGTAGAGAGGCGTGTTCTGCAGGTAGCGATACTCGCTCAGCGGCAAGAGCAGAGTGTCGGGCGACTCGACGCCATTGGTCGCGACGAGGATGGAATCCTCTGCGGCGATGAGGTCTGTCAGGACGTTGTCAGGCGTCTTGGTGCCGGTGCCCCATGCCGACGTAGCGCCCACCACGGCCGCGGCGATCACCGGGACGTTAGGGTGGTTCACCAGGCCCTTGATGGTCGTGCCGGGCTGTCCGATGGCGGCGATCTTCTCGAGCCGCTGTTCGAAGCCGAGCCGCACGGCTTCGGCCTCTTTGTTCTGATAGTCGACGCCGGCCATCGCCGCGCGCTCGAGGTCGAGCACGGAGTAGTCGTAGCCGAGCGCGTAGGTCGCGATGTCGTAAGACTGCTTCTTTGCCATCACGGCGACGCGGCGGATGTCGTCGGCAAAGTTGGCCACGATTTCGGCCATGCCGGTCGAGTCCCACATGCGATAGGACCACGTCTCGGCACCTGGCGGCGCTTCGGAGCTCACCGGCACGAACTGGCGCCACTTGAGCGCGGGCTTGTGCGTCTCGCGCAAGCGCGACGAGATAAACTCCAGGTCGCGACCGAAGAGCGCCGTCTCGTTGGCGTCTATGCGGTCGATGCCGTGGATAGACGCGCGCGTGTGGGCGATGGCACGCACCACGTTGGCGAACTGCGTCGCGTCTAGGCGCTTACCCAGCTGCGCGAGCTGCTCAGCGAGCGCGTGTGAGTCGAGCCGGTCGAGGATATGTTGATTCATGGCTGTGACTTTCGAGCTTTCGGCGCTGTGGCTGGCGCTGGCGCGCTGCTAGAGGTTGATCTCGACGATGGCGACGCCGCCGGCGGCGGCGCCGACAATCACGTTGAGGTAGGGCGCTGCGACGGCGTTGGCGGAGTCTGCGTCGTTGCGGAGCTCGCCGAGCATGTTGCCGGCGCCAACGAGGCCGAAGCGGACGAAGGGGCTTGTGTGTGCGACGAGTGCGGTCGCGGCGACGATGGCGATGCGCCCCTTCCGCATGACGGGCAAGCTGGAGCCGACCCGGTAGGGCGGCTCTGGATAGGTCGGGTCCCACAGCGTGATGCCGGCGACGCCGAGCTGCGTCGTGACTTCGCCCGTAGTAACTGGCGCCCGGACCGACTTTGGGTCGCGGCCGGCCGCGGTGTCGAAGACGACGACGACTCCGACGTTGACGATCGCCGCCGACGCGAGCCCGGTGGCGATGGCGCTCGGCCAGTTTTCGATGCGCTGGCCGTGCACGCCGATCACGGGATTGACGGGATAGGTGAGTTGCATGGTTCGGGTTTCCCTTCGTATGTGGTCGGTGTGGTGGGCCTACTTGGAGCGCGAGCTCGCGAGCTTCGAGCGCCACGGGGGCGTCTGGTATTCGCGCTTGGGCGGCTCTCTGCCGTCGTTGCGACGACCCGCTAAAATCGCGTGCACATCGGTGTCGTCGCCGCTGTCGACGTGGTGCGTCGGGTCGCTGCCGCGGTTGTGGGTCTGCTTGTTGTCAGCGAGCCACTTGTCGACTGTCATGTCGAAGAGCGCATCGATGTAGCTGTCGGAGCGCTCCGAGAGCAGCTTGCCGCCGGCTTTCATCTTTTCGAGGGCGAGCTCTTTGATCTCGCGCGGGCTCTTGCCGTCGAGCTTCGCGTCGCGACCGAGCACTGGACGAGCGCGGTCGAGTAGGTCGAGCCGCTCGCGCAACGCCGTGTCGAAGCGCTTCGGGTCGGCTGCTTGGGCGAGCTGCGTCTTCGTCGCGTCGAGCTCGGCGTGCTGCGTGTCGAAGCGTTTCTGCAGCTCGACGAGCTTGGCCGCGGCATCTCGCACCGCCGTGTCGCGCGCGTCGAGTGTGCGTTGCATGACTTGCGCGGCAGTCGGCGAGACTTGCGCTTCGATTCCGTCGATACGGATGGTGACCAGATCCATGTTGCTGTCCCTCTTTGGCTCGTCGGTGAGCACTGCTCGCGCGGCGTCTGTGCCGAGCGCAAAGTCGTCAGGCGTCTTGCTGTCGAGTCGCAGCGCGACTTCGGCGCCAGCGCGACCCCAATTGCGCGGACCGATCCCGACGTGGTTGTAGATGATGTTTTTTTGCTCGGCGTCGTAGTGCTCGCCCTGGAACACGCCGGCGCCGTGCACGAGGTCGCACGTGTAGCCGCAGCTAACCTCGCTCCGGTCGCCGGCTTCGATGGCCGCAATCATCGGCCCGTCGGTGATGACGAGCTGAGCTTCCACAAACTTGCCGGCGTCTGCTCGAGCGGATGCGCCGGACACATGGCCGACGGCGAGCTGCTTGGCGTTGCTCGGCGAGAGCATGTCGCGCGGGTGCAGGTCGGTGACCGGTGCGTCGGCGAGGGTGGCGAGCGAGTCGGCGGCGAAGACGCTGTCGGGGCGCCTGAGCTCGCGCACGACCGTGCCGTCGGCCCGGTGGTAGGTCAGGACGCCCGTGCGCGTGACGCGCGCTGGGGCCCGCAGAAAGCCTTGCGACGTCTTTTTGACGTTGCCTAACCGGGCGGCATCGTAGCGCGTGACTGTCACGCGGACGCGTATTGGCACGGCGCTCGATTGTCAAGAGCACCGGTGCTCCGATGGATCGGTGCACCGGTGCGCCTTACCCCCGGACGCCGAGCACCCCCGGGCGACCCGGACCCGGGGGCTAGCAGGTGACTTGCGAGCCCCAGAATGCGGCCGGAATGGCGAGCGGTCGGTCGCTCCCACCCCGGGGCTAGCAGGTGACTCGCTAGCCCCCGGGTGAGCTACAGCGCTCGAGCGGTCGGCCGGCGCCGGGGTGGATACACGCACCGGTGCACCGGTCGACCAGAGCATCGAAGGATCAGTGCACTTATGCACACATTACACACAGCGTACCGCGCGACCGTTTTGCGCACCGCGGTCTGTTGACCGCGCTAGAGTTGCAGCGCTATAGCTCGTCGTACACAGGAGGCTTGTTAGGCGATGGCAACATGGATCGTGTCAGAAGACGCAACCCCGTATACCGCGGTCGAGAGCGCGACCGCGGAGATGGCGCTGGCGCAAGCGCTCGCACGTGTCGACGTGGATTCGCAGCGGGCGCGAAGCTGCTCGACGTGGCTGCTCGAGGTGTCGGTCGTGTGCGAGTCGAGCGGTGAGGCTGGCTCGGTCTATGTCGAGGTGCCGCCGCGCGAGCCGCTGTGTCCGACTCACGGTGTGCATGCCTGGTTGCCAGTGCTTGCCGGCAGCGGCGTGCGGGTCGAGTCGTGCGAGCGCTGCGCGTGCGTGCGCGAGCTCGACGAGCGCGCCATCGGCCCCGGTGGGCAGCGCTACACGCGTGTGACGTACCGAGCGGCGACGTCGGCGAGCTAACGCGGGATGGGAATCAC